AAGGTAGAGGAACATGGCTGATACATACACTCCTACATCTGGTATGAAGGCTGCTGCTCGTCGTGCTTTAAAATGGAAAGCAGATGGCAAGGCTAAGGGGGCAGGAACTCCAGTAGGTTGGGGACGTGCAACTGATATTGTAAATGGATCAGCAATGTCTCTTAGTACTGTTAAAAGAATGTATTCTTTTTTCTCACGTCACGAGGTAGATAAAAAAGGTAAGGGATTTTATGATGGTCCAGAGTTTCCGTCAAATGGAAGAATTATGTGGGATGCTTGGGGTGGCGATGCAGGCTTCTCTTGGAGCCGTGCAATTACACAAAGAGAAAAGAAAAAACTAGAGAAGGTTTGGCAGGGAACTGCCTTTGATCTAAGAAAGTAGGGGGTAATGGAAAATTTAGAAAAAAATGAACTACTTCAACTAATAACATTTTATAAGCAAAAACTATCTGATGTAGAACTAGAGTCATTAAAACTACAACTTGAGGTTAATAAACTTAACTCTATAGTTTTAAGTTTAAGCAAAGAACCAGTCAAAAAAAATAAATAAAATGGAATATTTATTAATTATAGGCTTGACATTGTTGTCTTATTGGTCTATAATTAAAATATCAAACAAAAGAAGGATGATATTTTTAAGCAAAAATAAATATAGACAGAGTTCTATTTATGAAATGGTTAAAGATGTTGTTCCAAAACAAAAGTTTGACAAACCTAAAGTTATAACGCAGTCTCAAAGACATATTCAAAAAAATATGCTAAGGGTCGTAATAGCAGACGGAAGTGCATACTGGATATTAAATAATGTTTTTTATACTGCAAATGCTATAAATGGCAGAGTAGATGAAGAAACAATAAAACCATTAGATATTGAAAATATGCCAACAAAAGAATTAGATAAAATGTTATCAATACTTGATGACTTAAAACAAGGGGTAGGACCAAATGATAGTAGCGGTGCAGGGAACAAAGGAATTTAACGACTACAACGTGTTTCTACGTGCCATGAGTGTTGCTTTGTCTGGAATGAAAGATGGAGATAATGATTTTATTATTTACTCTGCTGGTCCATCAAGAATAAATCACTTTGTTTCAGAGTTTTCTAATCTATCAGAACGAGGAATGAAGGCAAGAGGCAAAAAAATTAAGTTTTATAATGCTGCACCAGTATGGTTAAGTGAAAATATAAATCAAATTAATTATTTTGCTTTTTTAAGTCGTCCAAAAGAATCAAAATCAAAATTAGTTTTAGTTGCAGAAGCCAATAACATTGATGTTGGTCTTTTTAGGTATTAGGAGAATAAAATGATTATTAGAAGTTTAAATACAATGGAAAAAATTATAAATAAGAATAAAAATCTACTGTGGCGTGGATGGGATGTAGTTGATTTAAAAGAATCAGATACTGCAAAAACATCTCCTATGGGTATCAGAGTAAAAGATAAGTGGTATTTGCATAGAATCTATAAACCTGGTCGTAATGGTTGGGACATACCAAATAAGTATAAGGATTAATCTTGAAACAGCATTTGTGGAAAGACGAAGCCTTGTGTTTAGGAATGGACAACAATGCATTTTTTGATAAATATGAAGATCACGAAGGTTCTAGAAGAGATATTGACGCACTTTGTAAACAATGTCCAGTAAAAAAAATATGCTTTGCAAACGGTATATCTGGAAAAGAGTGGGGCGTTTGGGGCGGGGTATACTTAGAAGGTGGAGAAGTTTCAAGAGAATTTAATAAACACAAAACTAAACAAGACTGGTCAATCACTTGGCAAGCCTTAACAATGGAGTAAAAATGTATACAGATATTATGCGTAAGGCTGTACATTCAATTACACCACCTAAAGGGTTTGGTGTTGAGATTATTGACAATGAGCACTTTCTTACGGTAAAATTAGATGAAAGAAAGTTTTTGCATATGGGGCATGATGATAAAATATCAGCGCTTCAATATGTGGTAAAACTAAAAAAGGCTTTAGAGGAATGTGGTGCTATAGTTTTAGTAACTAGAGAGGCAATAAAATGATAAAACAAATTGCATTGTTTTTTATTTGTAAATTTAAATCCCATGACCTTGTTGATGCTGGTGCTTGTCCATTCACTGGTAAAAACTATGTAGCCTGCCTAAGATGTGGAGGAACTAAAACAAAATGAAAAAGAAAATAATTATATTAATATTATCAGTAATATCTATCTTTATTGCAGTTAATTTATTTTTTGCTTCAAGGCTTAGTCAGTTATCAGACTTAGATTTATTTGACATTGAAGAAGATAATTAATGCAGACATTTTTACCATACAAAGACTTTGATCAATGTGCTGAGACTCTTGACAATAAACGTTTAAATAAACAGATATTAGAGTCCTATCAGATACTCAAGGTATTGTCTGGTCAATCTCCTTCAGTTGCGTGGCGCAATCATCCAGCAGTACTGATGTGGAGAAATGCTGAAAAATCATTACGTATATACACAAAAGCCATGGTTAAAGAGGCTAGCCTTAGAGGTATTAAGACAGACAAAAATGAGGCCAACATAGAGGCCTTGGAGGTCGTTTCTGGGCATCTGTGGGGTACTGATAAGCCCGTCTGGAGTAAGGCATCTCATATAAATCGTGTCAATATTACCCATAGGGCTAATCTTTATCGTAAAGATCATATTTATTATGCAGAGTTTTATAAAGATACTCAGAGCGAATACAATAAACCTTGTTGCGATAAGTGTTTATACTATTGGACAACTCACGCTATTAGGGATAGAGTACAATAGATATTATGGAAATGATGTTGCTGATATTTTTTGCTACCCTGTCTTTTTCCTTTGGATTATCCTATTGGGCTACGTTTGATAAACTAAAAAAGTCTAACTTGTTATTGGCTGAACTTTTTATAAAAACCAGGGCACTAGAAGAATTAAACTCTCAAATAAATAATGGCATCAATATGTCTGACGATACAGTACACAAAGAAAACTTTATAAAATTTCTATCTGACTCAAGAGATTGGGCTTTTGAGTATATTGAAAGATCACAGCAAACCATTAAAGAGGTTTCAGATGAACTAAATAATAACGGATTAGAAGGTTATTCAAAAAAGTTAATTGATCTTTTACCACAAGAAAATTATAAAACGCATGAAAAATAATAAAAAAGTTTTATTTGTGCCAAGTGATAAAGAATCAGAAATTTTAGTGTCCAGACCAAAACCAAGTAAAGGCTATGTCCCACAATGGTTTAAAAATATGCCATCAAGTGTTACAACAATAGATGGTGTAGGATTCAGTGATACTGCTAAGAAATGTATGCCATTTATAGATTCTTTAACTTCTGGATATACGCAAGAACTTACATGTGACCTAAATATTCAATGTAATACTGATGAAGATGATCCAGTTATTACTTACAACTGGAAGGGTCAGATTAGACCAATTTCAACTAGATTAGAGGAGTTTAAGTCTTCAAACTCCATGCCTCATTTTCCTGGATATTACAAAACAGAGTTTCATTGGAATACTTTTTGGGAACCAAAAACTCCAACTGGTTATAGTACTTTATATTTTCATCCAGCAAATCGGTTTGATTTACCATTTATAACACATAATGGTATTATTGATACAGACAAATGGTCAATGGTTGGTCCTATTCCATTTGTTATTAAAAAAGGTTTTTCTGGAATAATTCCTGCTGGAACACCAATATATCAAATGATTTTTATTAAAAGAGAAGCCTGGGACTCTGATGCTTTAGAATATGATGAAAAATATGTAAAAAGTATGAGATATTCTGTAAATAGACTTTTTGGTGGAGGTTATAAAAAACTTTTTTGGTCAAAGAAAGAGTACAACTAATGAAAGAAATTATTCTTTCAATATTAACAGGTTTTGGATGCGGTGTCGTGTTCGCAGCATTCAAATTGCCAGTACCAGCACCACCAGTTTTTGCGGGAGTCGCAGGAATTATTGGTCTATGGATTGGCTATAAAACACTAACACAAATTATATCCTAGGAGGAATAATGAATAACTTATTAAACGATAAGACAAAGGCAATGGTAGCATCATACGGACGATCTGTTCTTGGTGCAGTGATTGCACTTTACATGGCTGGCGTAACAGATCCAAAAGATCTATGGGCTGCACTAGTTGCTGCTTTAGCGCCCGTCGCATTGAGAGCGCTCAATCCTAATGATAAGGCGTTTGGCGTACTACCAGATACTGGTATTATTTCAGATGCTCTTGGCAAGATTGTGCCTGTTAAAAGTGCACCAAAAAAGAAAACTGCTAAGAAAAAGTAGTTTATTCTATAAAGGGGGCAAA